AGCCGATATTAAGCGTGAAATTCGTACACGTTGGTGGCCTCGCACAAACTACAAAGGCGAGATGAACGAATCGTTACTGACAGAAACGCAATGGACAAAAGCGAATGCCTATCTAGTCTTGTGGAAGTATGCACTACCTCAGTTGACCAACTGGGTAGATGGTGACAGATTCCGCGAAATGATTTCCTTCTACCGTGATCTATTCGGACAAGAGATGGAGTCAGTATTCAAAGATGGCGTTGAGTACGACTTTGACGAGGACGGAATTATTCAAGATGATGAGAAAGACCTTGTTGTATCTGGACGATTAAACAGATGAACGTCCGGTTTGATGCAAATCGCGTCACTGCCTTACTTGATAAAACTGTGAAGGCATTACCTGCTGAAGTTGATAAAGCCTTAGCTGCCACTGCTATGCAAGGCATCAATATGATTCAGGATCGGACGGAATCAGGTAAAGGCTATCTTGGTGTTTTCCGCCCATATTCAACTGCCTATGCCAAATTTAGAGGCAATCGTGGAAGGCAGATCACACCTGTCAATCTAAACTTCACAGGCCGTATGCTTAGCTCTATTGCTAGTCGCAGAGTCAGTCGAGGCGTTCAGGAGATTTACTTTACTAGGGCAGAAGAAGCACGTAAGGCATATTTTCATAATGTCACTGGCGCAGGTAAAGGTAGAGTTACTCGCAAGTTCTTTGGATTCAATCAAACTGAGAAATCAATGTTAGGCAAATTCTTTAAGAGCAGGTTATTGAAATGAGTGTTCGTGAATCCGTAGCTGCTAACATTGTGACGACATTGCAAGATGCAACAACACCAATCGCACCGAAATACGTTACACGCGAGCCATTTGATTTCAATGAATTATCGAGCGCACAATTTCCGGCAATCCTGGTTCAAACAAGTACAGAAATCAGAAGTGATATAACAATAGGCGATGACTCTGTTACCAGAGAAGGCGTGATTACATACGAGCTAATTTCCTATGTGAAATCTGCGTCCATTGATACGGCACGTAACGAACTTATTGAAACGATTGAAGAAGCACTAGACACAGATCGTACTCGCGGTGGCTATGCGCTAGATACGCAAGTTATTTCAGTTGAGACAGATCAAGGATCAATATCTCCTATTGGTGGCGTTATCGTTACAGTTGAAGTCATGTATAATTTCACTAGAGGTAACACCTAATGAAGATGTACCACAAAAATGCTGAACAACCGATTTTCGTGCATCCTGATCGCGTGGAAGAAATGAAGCGCAAAGGATGGACGGAGAAAAAGCCTACTAAGGCGACTTCCAAACAGCCGGAAACAACAGAGGTAATTGAAGATGGCAACGCATAAAGGTTCTGAAGGAGTCGTAAAAGTCGGCTCAAACACGGTGGCAGAAGTACGTGACTGGTCTTTGACAATCACTGCTGACACAGTTGAAGATACTACAATGGGTGACTCTGCTCGCACATACAAGCCTTCACTGACATCTGCGTCTGGATCAATCTCAGCATATTGGGATGAAACAGATACTACTGGACAAGGCGCAATGACAGCCGGATCAGAAGTAACTCTGAATCTGTATCCAGAAGGCGATAGCTCAGGAGATACTTATTACACGTTCTCAGCGATCATCACTGAAGAAGGTGCATCCGCTGCATTTGACGGAATGGTAGAAGCTAGCTACTCATTCTCTGCTAATGGTGCAGTAACAACAACAACTGTTTAAGGATACTTTATGAATGTATTGGAGCGAGCCAAAGCGCATTTCGATGCACAAGGCGTTACACGCATAGAAGTACCAGAGTGGCCTGACGAGAAAGGCAATCCGACTGTCATGTTCAGTCAGCCTTTCACGTTAGGTGACCGAAAGAAGTTAGCTAAGTTCGCACAAGAAGATGATTTAGAATTTATTGTTCGTATGGTCATCATGAAATGTGAGGATGAATCAGGCGAAACTGTATTTGATTTGAGCGACAAACCAACTTTGATGAATAAGGTTGATCCTAACATCATTGCTAGAATTGCCGCTGAGATTACGACTGCTCCATCGCAAGAGGAAATGTCGGGAAACTTGCCAACGATCCAGAGCTAAAGGCTAAGTATGTCTTAGCAGAGACGCTACATAAGACGGTAGCTGAAATCGAGCAAATGACATACGAAGAATTTAACGGATGGATCGCATATTTAAAGATGAGGCGTAAAGATGGCGAATGAAAAGATAAATATTCTGCTCGAAGCGCAAGACAAAGCCTCAGCACCTCTTAAAAATGTTCGTGGCGAGATTGATAAAGTTGGAGCCTCAGCCAAAAGAACAGCACAGACTGCAAAAGGCGTTCAGGATGGCATCAGTGGTGTAGGCCGTGGTGCAGGAATGGCAGGTATTCAGGTTCAGCAGTTTGTCGGGCAATTACAGGGTGGCGTTAATCCGATGATTGCCTTGTCACAACAATCTGCCGACTTAGGTTTTGCATTAGGCGTTCCGTTGCTCGGTGCATTTGTCTCTATTGCAGCCGTCATTGCAGGAACATTCCTTCCTAGTTTAATGGAGTCCAAGAAAGCATTTGCTGATCTACGCAAAGAGGCAGAGGCAGTCGGCATTGGTTTAACAGCATTGCCAATGTCCGTTACTCAAGATCAATTACTGACGGTTGGAGAACAAGCAGGGCAATCTGCTACTAAGTTCAATGCTCTGCAACAAAGATTGCGAGATTTACAATATGAATTGATGGTGGCTAACTCTGGCGGTTCTGATTTCGCAGAAACAGAAATATTAGTCGCTAGAAATGCAGACATCGTTGAAGCAGAGATTGCCAAAGTCAACAAAGAACTCAATGTTGCAGGTCTTGAGTTAGCAATCGCAAATAAGCGTACACAAGAATTCTCAGATGCTTTGTATGGGCAATATATCAGGGCAGCAGAAGCCAAAGGCGCGATCACGAATTATTACGCAGGAATCAAGGAAGCAAATAGCACTGATGTTGACCATCTAGCTACGTTACGCAAGAAAGCAGATGCATTGAAGGCTCAAATTGATCCTTTAATTGCCTACAATCAGCAAGTTCAAGAATATGAACGCATGGCCGCAAATCAATTGATTACTGATGAACAATTGGCTCAGGCTAAAGAGAAATTGAGAGATAGATTACTTGGCGTGAAGCAACAATTAGACATTACTTTAATGACTATGAAAGATGCAAAACGGATGGGCATACAATCTCTTGAAGATGGTTTAGTTGGCTTGATTGAGGGAACTAAATCTGTCAAAGATGCTTTCCGTGACATGGCTCGATCAGTGATTTCTAACTTAATCCGTATGCAAGTTCAGCAAAGCATCACAGCACCTTTGGCTCAAGCAATGGGGTTATCTGTTGGCACAAGAGCAATGGGCGGCCCAGTGACAGCAGGACAGCCGTATATCGTAGGTGAGCGCGGCCCTGAGTTAATTGTCCCGAATTCATCTGGTACAGTGGTTCCAAACAACCAACTGTCTAACGGTGGATCAGTCAATCTCACTCTTAACATCTCAACAGGCGTATCACAGACTGTACGTACAGAGTTAATGGAAATGATGCCAAGGATTCAAGAGATGGCTAAATCTGCGGTTGCGACTGCAAGAATGCGTGGCGGTGCTTATGGAGGAGCAATGTAATGGCAATCACATATCCATTAACAGCACCTTCTGTGCTGACAGATAATATTGTTTCTGCAAGCATTACTGGATCAAATGTTGTCTCCATCAATGAAAGTCCGTTCACATTTTCTCAGCAGACTTACGAGTTTCAAGGGAAGCGGTGGGAAGGATCATTAACGACAGCACCACTATCTGTTGCTGATGCTCAAGCTGTTCAAGCATTTCTGTTTGAGTTGAATGGCATTAGAGGCACATTCACAATGGATATTGGAGCAGCAGTAGGTGAGCCGTGGAGAGGCTATATAGCAACTCCTGGTAGTATTACTGTTGATACAGGATTCAATGCAGGAGATCAGTCGATTAGCTTGGCTGTCGGTAGTAGTTTTGTCCTTAGACAAGGCGATTGGTTCACTCTTACGGGAGCAACAACTGGCATTCCTAGACTGCATAAAGCACTGAATGTTCCAATTGCATCACCTTATGATTTGAATATCTGGCCTGGTCTTAGAGACGATCCAGATGATGAAACCCTTACAATGACTGATGAAGGTAAGGGGATTTTTAGATTGGCAAGTAACGATATCAGATGGTCTAAGGGCGTGAATAATTTAACGTCTTTGAGTTTTGACTTTGTGGAGGCTCTATGACAAGACCTTCATCGCCTTCTGACTTTACTGCTGATAATGTCAAAATATTCTTTGCAGTCAATTTTCAAATGGATGATGAGACTGTTGGTTTCTGGACAGGATATGGCGATCTTACGTTTGGTGGTGTTACTTACACTGGCGCAGGAGAACTCTTGTCGTTCTCAGAGATCAAGGAA